GTCATTATTGCGTCAACGACGTGGAACTCACGCGCACACTGTTCGATGCGCTAGTCGACATGGGCTTCCCCACCGACGAGTTTAAGTTGGTGGACCTGACGACACGCATGTTCACAGAGCCAGTGCTGGAGCTAGACGCTACGCTGCTAGCAGACCACCTGCGTACGGTTCAGGCCACGAAGGAAGAGCTCCTCTCCAAGGTGCTCGTGGACAAGAGCCAGCTTATGAGCAACCCGCAGTTTGCCGAACTCCTTAAAGCGCGGGGCGTCGAGCCGCCGATGAAGGTAAGCCCTACCACGGGCAAGGAGACCTTCGCGTTTTCCAAGAGCGACGAAGCTTTCAAAGAGTTGCTCGAGCACGAAGACTTTCTTGTGCAGGCGCTAGTCGCTGCAAGGTTGGGCGTGAAGTCGACACTGGAGGAAACCCGCACTGAGCGGTTCATAGGCTTGTCTGGGCGAGGAAACTTCCCTGTACCCCTGCGCTACTACGGGGCGCACACTGGGCGCTGGTCAGGCGAAGACAAGATCAACCTGCAGAACCTACCACGCGGCTCCAGCCTGAAGAAGGCTATCCTCGCTCCCGAGGGCTACGTGTTTATCGACAGTGACTCGTCGCAGATCGAAGCGCGCACCCTTGCGTGGCTGGCGGGGCAGGACGACCTTGTCGCTGCCTTTGACGCTGGTGAAGACGTCTACAAGATCATGGCCACCAAGATTTACGGCGTGGCGCTGGAAGATGTTACAGGGGAGCAGCGAAGGGTAGCGAAGTCGGCAGTTCTAGGATGCGGCTACGGTTTGGGTTGGCGCAAGTTTAAGCTCTACGTCAAACAGCAAACAGGCGTGAGCATTACTGACGACGACGCCGAGAACATCGTGCGGACCTACCGCGAAACCTACCCCATGATCCCGCTTTTCTGGCGCAAGGTGGACAGAGCTCTTGAGGCGGTGGCCGACAACGAGCGTATGCGCTTGGGTTGTGATGATCTGCTGCTGGTAGACGGCAACAACGGCATCGTGCTGCCCAACGGACTGCGCCTGAAATACCCTAACATGCGGCGCAGGCAGGACGAAGAGAGCGGCAAAGTCGGCTTGGTCTACGACACCAAGAAGGGACGCTCGACGATCCCTAAGTTTATATGGGGCGGAGCCGGAACGGAGAATATCTGCCAAGCGCTGGCGCGTATCGTTATCGGTGAGCAGATGGTCCAAGTGGCTAAACGCTACCGCGTGGTTATGACTGTGCACGACAGCATCGGCTGCATCGCCCCCGAAGGAGAAGCCCAAGAAGCTCTTGACTTTGTCCAAGAATGTATGAGAATACGACCCACGTGGGCACCTGAGTTGCCCCTAGATTGTGAGGCGGGATATGGAGCAAGTTATGGAGACTGCTAATCTACACCCCGCAGTCCAGCTTATGCTGGCGCGGATGGACACACACCCCGAAGAGTTCCGGCCCCGGGGTTACCGCTGGGAAGCGCTAGTGGATACGATGTTGTCTGCAGCGTCACCCGAAGAAGGGATGGCGCTCACGACCAAACTCAACCGCTTCCGCATGGATGCCCTGCACGAACAACTCATGGCCGAACTGCTGGACGGTAACCAAAAACCGCAGGTGGCGGCGTCTAATATCAACGTACAAAAGGCCCTCATGAGTTACCGCACCGCCGCTGATCCGCCCGCAGGTATGGGCAACGCGCTTAGGAGTATTTTCAAGTGAGTCGGTACGACTACACGAAAGACTGGTTTCACTGGGCTCCCGAAGTGTGGAAGCAACTCGCCACCCTTCTCCCTGCCCGGCAGCGGTTTCTTGAAATAGGTTCGTTCGAGGGGCGCAGCGCTGTCTGGACTATCGAAAACATGATGGCTGCGGACGCAGAGATTGTTTGTGTGGATACATGGGAGGGCGGCGAGGAACACACAAACGGGGAGATGCTCGGCGCGGAGACGCGGTTCGACCGCAACGTCGGTATAGCTAAAGCCGTAAACCCCGTGGTGGTAACAAAAGTTAGGGAGACGTCCTACACCGCCTTGACAGGTTTCGCCGGTCAATCTAATTTTGACTTTGTCTACATAGACGGGTCGCACCTCGCACGGGACGTTCTTATGGACGCGTGTCTGGCGTGGCCCCTGCTGAAGGATGGAGGCGTCCTTGTTTTCGATGATTACCTTTGGGGTCCGGCCCGCGACGTTCTTCACCGGCCAAAAGCGGCGGTGGACGCGTTCGTCAACACCTATGCTGAGGAGCTCGAAATTGTTCACTGCGGTTACCAACTGGCTGTTCGGAAAACCTCGCGCGCGGCTTAACTACAGCTGCACAAAACACGGCAGCAGCAAGACGACATGGGTTCTGGTCGCCGATGGTATGGCGCACCGCCGCTGCACGCAGTGCCACCTAGACGCAAGCAAGAAGGAGACTGAACGGTGACTAAGAAGAAACAACCGCCGCCCACGAAGATCATGCTGGCCACGCCTATGTACGGCGGCATGTGCACCGGGCACTACGTGCAAGGGCTGTTGAATACGATCTCTACTATGCGGGAGAAGGGGGTCCATGTTTTCTGGTCCCAAATCATGAACGAGAGCCTCATCCCACGCGCCCGCAACGAGCTGGCGCGGCTCTTCCTAGCTCATGACTTTGATTACCTCATGTTCGTCGATGCAGATATCAGCTTCGGTGGAGACGCCGTGTGGCGGCTCATGCAGGCGGACAAGGATGTGGTCTGCGGTATCTACCCCAAGAAGGAGATTGCTTGGGACCGCGTCGAGGAAGCCGCGCTCGCTGGGAAGACTAACCTCAAGCAGTACTCCGGGGCCTTCGTGTTCAACACCGTGGGCGACGAGCAGACCATCACAGACGAGCAGGGGCTCATAGAAATCCGCCACGGCGGGACAGGCTTCATGCTGATCAAACGCAGTGTGCTGGAAACCCTGAAAGAGCATACCCCGACCTACAGGATCGGGACCTACAAGAACGCAGAGGGAGAGTATGTGCATCCTCTGACACACGAGTTCTTTGCTACCAGTATCGACGAGACGGGCGCGTTATTGTCCGAAGACTATTACTTCTGCGATCTTTGGCGGAAGCACGGGGGTAGCGTCTTTGCTGACCCCTTCATCAAGCTGGACCATGTGGGAACCAACGTGTTCTCCGGTGATATCTTCACCGCTGGCGCAAACCTCAAGTAGGAGCAACGACTATGAATACCCAAGAAGTAACCATGAGCAAGGGCGACCAACTCCGCGCTTTCTTCACCGAGAACCCCAATGCCGGAACAGTGGCTACAGCAAAACAGTTCGAGTGCGACCCCGGCTATGTCTCCACCGTCAAGAAGGGGATGGGGATTGCACGGGCCTACCACGGGACGAAGCGCAAGAAGCCAGTGAAGAAGCTGGTGAAGAAAGTGAAGTCTGCCACGCACACGAACGGCACCTTCAAGAACGGCTCTGGCTGGGGTGGAGAAAGCCAAATCCTGAGTGGTGCTGGTTGGCTGGAGCATGCGAAGGCGGCGCTGGTTTCTCCGGAAGTCGCTCCCGCTCCGGCGCATGTTGCGCCTACGCCGTCTCCCTCTCCTTGGGCTGGCTTTGGCCTCTGGATGGACCGGGAGCAGCTGCGGGGCTACCTGCGTGGGCGTGCTGTTGAGAACCTGACCAAGGGTGATAAGCTCTCTGTCGAGGAAGCGCTTCGCTGCGTGACCAAGCTGAGTGAACTAACCGAATAAGAGAAAGCAACCCCGATGACTGCGTGGTCCTACAGTAGCATCAAGACCTTCGACCAATGCCCGAAGAAGTACTACCACCTCAAGGTGGCTAAGGACGTCAAGGACAGCGGAAGCGAAGCCACGATCTACGGCGAGCAGGTACACAAAGCTGCTGAGGACTACGTTAAAGACGGGACCCCCATCCCGAAGAAGTACGACACCATCGCCCCTGTAGTAGAGACGCTTAACAGTTTCGCGGGGGACAAGTATGTCGAGGTAAAACTCGGCATCAGGATTACCGAAGACGGACACGAAAGCTGCGACTTCTTTGACCGCGATGTGTGGTGGCGGGGGATTGCAGACTTCGTGTCCGTTAACGGCGACAAGGCTATGTCGGTAGACTATAAGACGAGCAAGAATACACGTTACGCAGACATGAAGCAGCTAGACCTTATCGCTGCGGGGTTGTTCCTGCGCTTTCCTGAAGTTCAGGAAATCAAGTCGGCGCTGGCGTTCGTTGTGTGTAACGAGTTCATCCACAAGAAGCACAAACGCGCCGGGCTGAATACCTACCTGAAGACCTTTGACGAGCAACTAGGCCGCCTCGCGGTCGCACAGGAGTCAGACGTCTGGAACGCCAACCCTTCGGGGCTTTGCGGGTTTTGTCCGGTGCAGTCCTGTGCTCACCACAGGAAGAGGAGATACTAGTCGTGGCCAAAGCCCCTCGCAACTACAAACAAGAATACGAGAACTACGACGGCACCGAAGTCATCAAGAAGCGCCGCGCGATCCGCAACGCTGCGCGCGCCAAAATGATGAAGCTGGGAAAAGTGCATAAGGGCGACGGTAAAGATGTTGATCACGCCAAGGCCCTTTCCAAGGGCGGGGCTAACACTCCGGGCAATCTGCGAGTCAAGTCGGCAAGCGCAAACCGGTCCTACGCAAGGAACAAAGACGGCTCGATTAAATGACCGTTCCAGTTCGGGGGCACAACGCGTGCAAATAGTAGACAACAAGGTGCTGGTGGTTACGACCCCCACACCAGATACGATCCTGTCGGCGATTACCAAGAGCAAGGTTATCAGCAAGACCGGCGACGACTACGAAGTCGCGGTGCACTGGGGCCTGCAAGAGGCGCAAGCCCTAACAGTGTTAGGCTCAAAGGCTCCGTCTCCGATCCTGCGGGACTACAAGTGGACCGGCAAGTTCACGCCCTTCGCGCACCAGAAGGAGACTTCCTCCTTCCTCACGCTCAACGACAAGGCGTTCTGTTTTTCGCAGGCGGGCTGTGTGGACTCGGACACCGAGTACCTGTCCCCTACTGGTTGGGTCCGCATGGCGGATTACGCTGGGGGCAAGGTGGCGCAGTACCACCCCGAGACACGGCAGATGGAGTTCGTTGAACCCACGGAACACGTGAAGCTCCCCTGCGCAGATATGGTGCGGATAAAGACTAAGTACGGGCTGGATCAACTCCTGAGCCCGGAGCACAGGGTCTTGCTGGAGTCTAAGAACCGCCCCGCGAAGCGTGAAGTGCTATCTGCCGTTGAACTACTGGCGCGGCACGACAGGCACCTCGGAGGACACCGCACGTACGGGGGCGGCTATAAGGCCGGAACCCCCACAATAGGTTTTGTTTCTTGCGCTATACCCACGGCTTTCAGCGCCGCAGGGGGCGAAGGATTGCCGCTAACCGATGCAGAGCTACGACTACAAGTGGCGGTCATTGCAGACGGCTATTTCGGGGCTAACACTAACTGGTGCGTAGTGCGTTTGAAGCGTCCGCGAAAGATAGCGCAGATGCGCGAAGTCCTAGGCGCTGCCGGTGTGGAGTATAACGAGACCACGCCCGAGTATAAGGGCGCAGAAGGGTTTCATATATTCAGGTTCAACGCCCCCCGCAGGGACAAAGAGTTCACCGAGTGGTATTGGGGCGCTAACCGCGCGCAGCTTGAACTTATCGCTGCGGAGTCCCTACTATGGGACGGCAGCACTAAACACGGGGGGATGTTCCGCGCTTGCGTAAAGCGTTCCGCAGACTTCATCCAATATGCGTTCTGCGCCACAGGGCGAACTGCGCGGGTCACAGCCTTCCCCCGCGAGGGGAAGTCTACTGAGTACGTGGTTACGGTACGTAACCTTTCTCGGCTGCTGCTACACAACCGCCACAGGGGCACCGTTTACCCGGCACCTTCTACGGACGGGTTCAAGTACTGCTTCATGGTGCCAAGCACCTTTCTTATCTTCCGCCGCAACGGCTGCGTTTTTGCGTCCGGCAACACGGGCAAGACAGCCTCGGTTATCTGGGCCGCTGACTACCTCATGAAGCTGGGCAAGGTTAAGCGGGTGCTGGTTGTCTGCCCTCTGTCGATCATGAAGTCGGCGTGGCAGCAGGACCTGTTCAAGTTCGCTATGCACAGAAGCGTAAGCATTGCCCACGGGGACGCCAAGGCTCGCGCCAAGATCATCAAGGCCGGGGCGGAGTTCGTTATCATCAACTTCGATGGTCTGCAGGTCGTCAAGGACGAGCTCATCGCTGGCAAGTTCGACTTGATCGTGGCCGACGAGGCTACCTTCCTTAAGACGCACACAACTACCCGCTGGAGGATATTCAGCGACATCGCAAAACACGCGTCGCGCTTGTGGCTCCTTACGGGTACGCCAGCTGCACAGTCTCCTGTAGACGCCTATGGGCTGGCCAAGTTGGTTAACCCCGTGAACACTCCGCGCTACTTCGGTGCTTTCCGCGATCAGGTTATGTACAAGGTGACCCAGTTCAAGTGGGTGCCTAAGCCGCACTCGCAGACCCTCGTGCACCAACTCCTGCAGCCAGCTATTCGGTTCGAGAAGAAAGACTGTCTGGACCTGCCGGAGGTAACTCACGTCGAGCGGGACGCTCCGCTCACGCCACAGCAGCGCGCCTACTACAACACCCTCTCCCGGCAACTGCGGTTCGAGGCGGACAACGAGCATGTGTCGGCGGTCAACGCCGCGTCTCGCATCCTTAAGCTCCTGCAGATTTCTGGTGGCGCAGTCTATTCAGACACTCACGAAGTCATCGAGTTCGACGTGTCGAACCGACTCAAGGTGGTGGAAGAAGCCATCAACGAGACAGACAATAAAGTGCTGGTGTTCGTGCCGTTCACGCACACTATCGACCTGCTCAGGAAATACCTAGACGGCAAGAATATAAGCAACGAAGTCATCGACGGGCGCGTGTCTGTTAACAAGCGCGGCAAGATCGTCTCTGATTTCCAGAATAACCCCGACCCCAAAGTGCTTATACTGCAGCCGCAAGCGGCAGCGCATGGTCTGACCCTGACAGCGGCAGACACCGTCATCTGGTATGCGCCAGTGACGAGCGTGGAGACCTACCTGCAAGCCAACGCCCGGATCGACAGACCGGGCCAGAAGAACGCTATGACCGTTATTCACGTGCAGGGAAGTCCCGTTGAGGAGCAGCTTTACGCCATGCTCCGGAGCAACATCACGAACCACATAAAGATTGTGGATTTGTACCGGTCCCTCGTGGACGGGGCTTGACAAAGTCAAAGAATAAGCCGACTACAGACGTAGGAAGGAGCAACCCTATGAGTGAAGACCTACCCGTGGACAGCATCGTCGCTGCCTACGTTAAACTCCGCGACACCATCAGCGACAAGGAGGATACCCATAAAGAGGAGATCGCCGCTCTCAAGGCGCAACTTGACGAGCTCTCCTCCGCCCTGCTTGAGATATGTGCAGCGCAGAACATCGACAGTATGCGTACCGCTGCAGGCACTGTTAGCCGCCGCGTAACCAGCCGTTACTGGACTAGTGATTGGGAGTCCATGTATCGGTTCATCAACGACAACGCCGCCCCGTGGCTTCTCGAACGGCGCATCAGCAACACCATGATGCAGCAGTTCTTGGAGAACGAACCCGATCTTACTCCCCCCGGCTTGCAGGCAGACCGCAAGTTCGTCGTTTCAGTCCGCCGTCCTTCGGCACGATAAGAGGTACTAGCACTATGGGTGCAGTTACGATCTTCAACAACGGTTCCCTCCCTTCGAACCGCAAGCGCGAGCTCAGCCCGCTCGCTAAGTCTCTGGTGTCGGCCACTACGAACCGGCGCATCCAGCTGAACACCAACGGCACGTTCAAGCGCATCGTCAACGGCGAAGTCGTCGGCAAGGCCATCAAGGGCGAGATGGAAATCATCATCGTCAACACGCAAGAGAAGGTGTCGCGCGTCTTCTACGCCAACGAGTACGACCCCGACGCGGCTCCCGCCGCTCCGGATTGCTGGTCTATTGCTGGCGACGTGCCCGATGACGGTGCCAAGAACAAGCAGGGCAAGTCCTGCGCTACCTGCCCGCAAAACGTGGTGGGCTCCGGCACCAAGGGTAAGGGCCGCGCCTGCCGCTATCAGCGCCGTCTGGCTGTTGTGGTGCCCGGTGATCCGGCTGGCGACCTGTATCAGTTCAACGTCCCGGCCAAGTCTCTGTTCGGCAAGGGCGTGGGTAACGTCCACCCCTTCGAGAGCTACTACAAGTATCTCGCTGCCAACAGCTTCTCGCTCGACGAAGTGGTTACCAAGGTGGCCTACAACGACGAAGCCGAGACGATGGAGCTGCAGTTCTCCCCTACGCGGGAACTGACCGACGAGGAAATCGAACTTGTTGCGGAGGCGCGCCAGCGTCCCGAGGCTGTCAGCTACACGGTGATTACTGCGTTCGAGGCGGACACGGCAGGGCGTAAGCCCAAGGTGGAAGCCGAAGCTGCGCCCGCACCGAAGGCCAAGGCCAAGCCGGTGTTCACAGACGAGCCGGATGAAGAAGAGGAAGTGGCCCCGCCGACCAAGCGCAAGCGCGTGTATGATGTCGAGGATGCTGAAGAAGTTCCGACCAAGTCGAAGCTGCAAGCGGCAATCTCGGCGTGGGGTGATGATGACTAGCCCAACCGGCTATCGTGGGTATAGCCTGCGCCTCTGTGCTCATAACACAGCTGCAGACCCCGACAGTCTCGGCGTGCAACTCGGCCAACTGTGCATCAAACGCGATGTTCCGGTAACCGACGTTGCACGCGCTCTGGGGGTAAGCAGGCAGACTTTGTACAACTGGTTCTGCGGGGTTACGGCCCCGCAGCGTCGGTTCCTCCCCACTATTGAGAACTACATCGTCCTTCTGCGTTAAGGCTCATGCCTTATCCCTCTGGTAAATGCGCGGGGTCCCCTCGCGTATGTGGGCACCCATGACTGATAAAGACCTCCTCAGCGCAGTGCAGCCCCCGGGCGGGTGGTTTGCCATCGTCGGTATCAAGGACGGTGCAGTTCGGCAGTCGTTTGTCGAGACGCGCGAGGAAGCCGACGCCCTTATAGCCAAGCACGTAGCCGCTAACCGCGACGTCTTCTTCGGCGTGGCGAAGTTCAAGACCGACGAGAACCGCACCAAGGAAAACGTCCAGAGCCTCAAGGCCGTGTGGCTCGATATCGACTGCGGCCCCAGCAAAGCCGTGCCTAACCCCAAGACTGGTCGCCCTGCGGGGTATGAAGACCAGACCACCGCTATCTCTGCCCTGCGCAGTTTCTGCACCGACTTGCATCTGCCCCGCCCGACCTTGGTTAACTCAGGGCGCGGGGTGCACGCATACTGGCCGCTCACCGAAGCTGTAACCCGTGAAGAGTGGGAACCCGTAGCGGCCCGCCTGCGGGAGCTCTGTGTAGAGCGTGCGTTCTACGTTGACCCGGCGATCTTCGAAGTGGC